CCTACTTGCGTAGCACATTTATTATTCACCTTCTCATTTAAGGCTATACCCCTTTTGGCATTGTTGCGTACTGAAGTGGGGTAGTCCTTATAGCTTTCAAGCTCAGTACGCTTACCCTTTTTTGTGCGGAGGTCTTTCTTAATGATAGCCTTAATAGCATTCAACTGCTCTTCCGCTTCTTTCTCTGGGTCTTGTTTAGATGCCTCTACCTTGTCTACAAAGTAGCCCTCAATAGAGAAGCCCTTAACCTTACCCGTCTTTACATAACTCTCCCACAACTCATCGTTAAGTATCTTCATACTCACCATCCAAGTACCTACGGGTAAGTCCATACCATACATACGGCTCTTGTCTTGCTCACCTTCAATAATCCAGCTCTCTACAACACTTGTGCCTTGAACATCCATCTGGTGTTCTAATGTAGCTTTGTTTTGATTGCCGTTGATGAAGAACAATTCACTTGCCTTTCTTACCGTGTCTTGCGAGAAGTAGATGTAATACTCATCCTCTCCGTTTCTACGATAGATAGGTTTGTTAGGAATTAAAGCTGCACCCATTAAGATGCGCTTCTCCTTGTCTACTGTTTTTAACTCTACTCGCTGCTCTTCTTTTAAGGCAACAAAGTCGGATTCAATCGCAGGAGACTCTACCACACTAATGGCTTGAATACCCGCTTGTAAGCTCTCTGAATCTAATAATAGTTCTACTATTCTCATTATGGGAATGATACTTGGTTAATTCTGTTTCTATCTAACTGCTGTTGTGAGGTAACATCACTACCTACTACATATGCTCTTACTGGGTTGCGTTGCAAGGATTCTAATATAGCGTTCTGACCCGTAGAGCCTACCATATTAAACTGAGGTGATGTTGCTGCCGCAGTAAGATTACCGATGGCAGTATCTACACTACCCGCAGATTCAAACTCGGTTGATTTGATTTTAGCAATTTGGGCTGCACCCGTTGCCGCAGCAATACCTGCCTTTACAAAGTTCTGCCCCGTGAGGGCATCTTGTGGTACTGCGAGTTGTGCCATTACCGCTTGTGAAGTGTTGATAATGGCTTGTGCAATCTGCAATTTCTTGTTTCTATCAAAAGCCTTTTTTGCCGCAACTTCGTCTTCCTCATCAAAGTTCTCGTTTCGCAGAGACAATAGGCTTAAAGCATCGGTAGCCATTTGCAACCCACCCTCTATGGATGCTCTATTGACTTCGTGTCTCTTACGAGCTTCCTCACCCTCTTGGACTGTACGCTCGGCATTAAGCACGTTAATCTGACTAACCATATCTTGGTAGGCTTGAGTGCCTTCCTTGTATAGCGACTTTTGAAACTTCAGTGCCTCAAGTCTACTCTGGTACAACTTCTTGTTTAACTCCTGCTCAAGAGTCAATTGCTTTTGTGCATTAAGTTCAGCCTCAATAGCTGCCTCTGCTTCAATCTCTGCTACCTCTTGTTCAGTTTCTGCTTTAGCAATTAGTAAGTCAATAGCCTCTCTGTCCAGAGCATTTTGATTCATCTTATACTCCGAACGGAAGCCGTCTACTTGCGCTTCAATACCTGCAAGTTCGTTAGTAGCTTGTATGTATTCCTTCTGGAACTCTATGTTGTCTTTTTCTTTATCTAAAATAGCAGCTTTAGCATCTACGACTCTTTGAGCGTTGGCTAACATTACCTGCTCTTGCTCATCAAGCACCTTACCTAAATCTTCGTTAGCCTTCTTGCGTTGCTCAATAGTTAGGGTCTCGTCATCACGAATCTGGCGTAGTTTCTCCGCTTGTCTATCGTACTTCTCGATTAAGCCTTGTGCTAACACCTCTGCAATCTCTGCTTCTTTGTTAAGCTTCGTCATCGCACGGGCGTTGTCTAATACCGCCCCTGCGTCAATCTTCTTAAGTCCATTTACAACCTCAGTACCAATCGTGCCAACTTCTTGAATAGCCTCTCCAATGTCGTTAGCAATGCTCTTACCTGCTGCTAAAGCCCCCTCTCCGATTTCTACGACCTTCAGTCTGGTCTCCTCCAATTGTCCTTTTAGCTCCTCAATGTGTTGGGCATCGTTGCCCCCGAAATACGACTGCTCCCACGCCAACTGCGCACCCAACACCGCAGCCCTAATGCCTTGAAAGGCAAGTTGTACGGGTACAATAGCAACGGTGAGAATGTTCTTGAGAACCCTGCCTAACGCATCAAAGTTCTCCGAAGACTGGGCTACATTGTTGTACACATCTTCCAGTACGCCAGAAACTTCAGAAAATATACCAGCGAGGAAGTTGAATGATGTAGAAAAGGCATCTACCACTTTCTGGTTGTTGTCAAACAAGTCCTTAAGTATTCTAAACCCCTCCAATAGCAGTCCGATACCTGCGGCTTTGATAGCTATACCTAACCCCTTAAACCCAGCACCTAAGCTCTTGATACCCTTCTTGCTGGTCTCAGCACTCTTACCAATGTCTTTAGTAGTATCGGCAATGTCGTTAATGCTCTCCGCAGTCTTGTCGGCTTGTTTCTGGGAAGCCTTTAACGCCTCAATGAGTTCGTCTAACTTTTTCTCAAGACCCGAAAGGTCAGCACCTATAATTATGTTCTTCTCTATCGCCATTTGCCTAATGCTTCTATAAGAGTTCTTGGGTATTGGTACTTGCCTTTAGCAACCTTTATATCCTCGTCTCTTTCGTTAGTCTCCTTCAGAGCCTTTATAAGATAACCTAACTTACTATACATCGTTAAGCAATTCTAATTGAGCTTCACCCGTTGTTAGGTTGAGCTTCATTTGGTTTATAATGTAGTTTCTTTCAGCTATCGTCAACTTGTCGTTAATCTTCAATGCCAACATTAAGCCCAAAGGTAGCCGTGCTTTGTACTGGAACAGCCTCCTGCTAACCGAATACAAGTCTGTGATATAGTCCTTCCAGTAAGTATTATATAAGCCCGTAGCAAAGCCTTGTAACAAGTAAGGGTCAACCTCTGTGCTGAAGTTTAAAGTCTTAGTTACATCAGCAGCAGTAGTGTCATTCACATTACCCACTAAGTGGAAGTCCGTCTTAGAGTTTTCAGTATTTGTCATATCTATGTAAGCGTAGGGGCTTGTGCCTCGTATCTGCCCCGCCAAATAAAATATAAACGGATTGCCTACATAAGGCTCAATCTCTCTGGTAATACTCTTACCTACATTGATTGTAGTTAGTCCATTGTCGAGGTCTGTAAGTCGCTCAAAGAGCATATTATCAAAACCTACCTCTACCTCAAACTCTTCACCATCAAAGGCAAAGTCAGCTCTTAAATCACCATAGCCTATATCGTTTTGCAGTCTATACTGCTCACCTAATATAGCCTCTGTTTCATTGTAGCTAAAAGATATTCTACGATAGAGCGATGGTTTACTAATAGTAACCTCTTCCGTATCAATGTATTGTGTAACATCTCTTGTACTTCCCTCTGCATACCAGTCATCTAAAGGTTCAACATCATACTTATTATTACTCGTTGGCACTATTATTAAGTTGAAAGCCCTTACAAGGCTTCCTATAAAGTCGCTTACCTTTTGCTCTGGCAGTTGGTCGCTAATAACTACACTTGACGTGTATATCTGCGATGCTGAAGTAGAAGCCGTAGCGATGTTTACGGGTGTGGTTATAGGCACAATAACAAACGATGCTGTAACTGCCGTTAGCGTTATCACACTTGCATCCCAAGCTGCAATGGGAGAGAACTTAATTTGAAACTTATCTCCATCGGTAGGGTTGGTTATAAACCGTACAGTTGAATTTCCAGTGTCTTCTTTCTTTGCGTAGAGTTCACCATTAACATATAGAGAGATAGCATAGTCATCAGTAGAAGTTACAGCTACATCTATGTAGTCCATATCTGTCATACTGCTCTCGTTAAAAGTGAAGATGTCAGTAGAGGTATTGAAACCAGAACCCGTAGCACTTGTGAAGTCTATAACCTCGTCTGTACTTCCATTCGGTTGGTCTTTGAACATATACCCAGCTCTCCTATGACACCACATAAACAACTTACCAAAGTCAGCAGAGGCAAAGAAGTCGCTTTCAAATTCTATTGAATACTTCGTCTCTATCGCATCTATAATCTTCTGTAACTTAACCGCAGGTTTCAAGTCGTAGTAGAACACTCCGTGTTCGGGGTGTCCATTGTGATACCAGATATTATCTGGATTGTCATCACTACTCGTAGAGTCGTAGAACCAATTCCTTACTGGAGATATAAGGGGATAGATAATACTACTATCTGTACCACTTACAAAACCATCTAACCCCGCTTCAATGTTCGTGTCATTGTACGAGTGGTCTAAAGCTGATAAGTCAAGGTCGTTAAGTTGGTCTTCACCAAACTTGTCCTTCAAAGAAGTGACATTACTATAAAACCCTACATTGTAAGCATAAGGCTCACCGCCTTTTATCTGTACACCCTCTAACTCAAGAACACCATCTCTAAAGAGATTGTTATTCACCTCTATAAAAGCCGATACCCTTACCTTAGCATCAAAACCACCAAAGACATCTACATTGTAGTAGTGCTTAAAGATAGCGTTGTTTATTGTTGACGCTGGAATAGTAAAGCTATTTGTAAAGTCACCAAAGACCTTAGAGATGTCCTTAATGTTCTGAACACTTAGGTTTATCTCTATGCTCTCGTCTTGAAATAGGTCAGCTCTTTGACCATCAATATATAGGTCTACTTTATACATACCTTAAATCAAATGCTTCTTCTACTTCTATCGTGTAGTTAATCATTTTGTCGTTAACCGACTTCTGTAATGTTAGGGAGTTGCTTACAACATTAACGGGTACACCGTCAAGTAAGATACGCTCACTCAATAACATCTCCTCCATAATAGTACCGTAGTCCTCACCTACAAAGCCAGTATTTAGAGTTATGTTCTTTCTACCATTGGTGTTTATCCTTTGGTACTTATTGCTTGTCGTGTCGTAGGTGTACCCAGAAACACTACTGCTACCCAAAGACCTTCTGTACTGCTCACTCGTAGTGCTAATAGCGTTGTTACTTCTCTTAAAGAAAGTAACACTCTCCCATACACCATTCTTATTTACAAACTGCATAACGCTTGGCGAATACTTGCTCTCACACGTTGGGTAGAACCTTCTTGTGTCTAAGGTATTCCCAAAGCAGTCCTTTAGGTTAATGTCGTAGTAGCTCGTATAGTTCAATGGCTCTCCAACAGTATCTAACCAAGCTGTAAGGTTATCAATACCACAAGGGATTAACATCACCCTTTCCTCAGCTTGTAGACCTTGCAGTTGTGCTTCGGTAATACTAATGCTTACATTGTATTCCAAATCGGTCAATACCTCAACGGTGTCAAGACCTATGTTAGCACATTGCGCTCCTCCCTCAACAATACCTCCATCAGCAAGGACTCTATCTTTATACGCCCAGTAGATGTCATAGCCCTCACCCCACTTACCAAGATATACGGGTACAACCTCATTGCCAGAGTCCTTAATGTACTTCTCAGCGTTAACACTTGCAAAGCCTTTAGTCACCTCTTTGTTAGCTCCCTCAGTAAAGTTGTGGTAGCCATTAGTTGCCTCAAAGATATCCGTACTCCCCGTGTCGTTTGAGATTGTAGGTGGGTCAGCTTTGTTGTAGTAGCTGACGTTGTAGTCTGCTTGAACCCACACCACACTATCGTTAGGCACATAGCTTATATCGGTAGCGTCAAAGCCCGTATGTGCATTAGAGAGGTACTCTTGTACCATAGGTGCAACATCAAAGGACACGTCAGTTCCTGCAAACACATCTCTAAACAAAGTGTATTCTGGTGATGCAGGTCTTGAAGACCTTGACCCACTCCATATATATACCTCTAAGGTGATGTCCGTTATAGAACTCGCAAGAGCCGAATACGGTGCTGTTATATATATAGGGCTTCTTGCCCCTACTAAACTCGTTGGTGTTATCATCGTTTGGTAAATTTCAAAAATTCATCTACATCCATAGAGACTGCTTTTAGCACCTCCTCTGGTAGCTTCTCAAATTCCATTCTAAATGGTGCTTGGAAGAACTCACTCTTGGGAATCCCTCGTTGCTTAATACTTCTGCTTATTAAGAAGGCTGCCCTATCAAGGTTCGCCTCTGTCTGCTTCACAAAGCTATTGGTCTTTAGGTCTCTTGCCTTAACTTTCTTCTGAGCCATCCAAGTTCTTATAGAACCCTTTGGAGGCTGCTTACTGTCAAAACCAAACCTACTGCCGTTAGGTACTTTATACTTCGTACCATCAACCCCCTCATCAATGTACTTACCATAGTCCTCCATCGTGAAAGACATAAGTAAGTGTACTCCCGTTGTTAAGTCGTAATCTAAGCTATCCTTGAGCTTACCAGAGCTTACTTGTCTTCGTCTCTTTTTCTTACCGTCATTATAGGTAATAGTACGAGTAGCACCAAGATTAAGTCTCGCTGCTTTAATCACTCGCTCGGCAAACTGCCGTAGCACCATCTCAGTATTTTTAGTGACTACGGACAAACAGTAATAGTATTAGGGATGTCAATACTCAAGGTGAGATTCCAACCTACTAACAAGTTCTCAAATCTATCCTCAAAAGGTTCGGCACTTGGTGTGCCATTCAACTGGTATCTATCTAACATTAGGTCTGCCCTCTTTAGATGGCTTATCAAGTCGTTAGCAACAAGGAGCTGGGTGTTTAAGATGTCGTGTCTATTATCTACACCATAGAATATCTCTGCCTCATCTCTTGGGTCTTCCTTACTTACATCAGCAACATCCATAAACAAGATGCTCATTGAGTAGGTAATACCAATGTCGTTAAAGGTGACGTTGTTAACCATTATATGAGATAGGGGGAATATAGTCTGCTTGTTGAGGTCTACATCAAAGATGTCTCCCTCTGTTACGGTGTTCACCTGCTTATTAGCAATAAGGTGTTCTCGTATCTTTGTAGTAATGTCGTAGAATGAACTCATAGTAGTCTATTATAAAAGGTTAACCTCTATGAGCGAAAGGTGTTTAAGATAGCTTCATCATTCTACGCTCTACATCGCTCTTCTCCTTATCGTACACCAACTTAGTTAGGCATTGTCTCAAAGGTAGGTTGGTTATAGAATCATATCTTGCTACATCACCACCAGCTAAATGGTCTACGCTTCCGTACCATCCCCACTTCCTTGAAAAGTTTGCGGAGGCTGAAAGGTCAGCTTGTCCTTCTCCTCCACTAAAGAGGTCGGGGTACTCTTCAATAACTTGTTGCTTAAACGATAAAAAAAAAGCGTAGCACCTAAAGCTACATCTAATGGAAAGTCTGAATAACCATCTGTACCATTATAAGGTTCTACCTCGTAGAGGTCACCTCTTTCTTTTACGATAGGTCTATACAACACCCCAATAGTCTTATGTAGGCTTTGCATATCGGCAAGGTAAGCATCCAAGTCTATGTACTCCCCAAAGCTCATCTCCTCAAGATTAGGAATAAACCCATACTCTCTACCTCTAAAGGTTAGTCTTCTGGTAAGTGGGTGCTTGGCACTTATCATAGTGAAGATGTCGCTGCCTATATCCATTATATCGTCTGCCTTCATAGCATAGGCAACCTTGAGAGGGATGTTAGCGAATATCTCTAATGCCTTTAGCATTGTAAAGGTGTCATCTCCTTCAACCTTGAGGAACTTCTGGTACTGCTCAATAGTTAACTCCCTTGCGCTCTCTGGTAGCTTAATCGTTACCTCCTTACCTAACTGCGTATGTGCCATATGTTTTGTTCTTCTTTCTATTGTAGTTGCATAATGCTAAACTCATTACCGTGTCATCGTGTAAGCCCGTAGGGTGTCCGTATCTAATACTTCGTGTCTTAGGGCTGTACTCGTATGTAAACACGTTTAACTCGTTGTATAAGGGACTAAATAATTCTTTTGAGGGTATGTGTACACCCACCTCGTTAAAGTCCAGTATAAGCCCCTCTATGATTTCGTTCTTAGACTTGTTCGTAGTGATAAAGGGGTGGGTATTGGCATACTGGCTTTTTATCTGCTCAAAGATAGGGTCACCTACACCATTCACTTCAATCAATAACGAAGCGTTGTACTGACGCACACGCTGCACTACCTCAGCTATCATCACACTCCATTGGTTCTTATTATCTCGGTAGATGTCTACAACCCTACCTTTAGAGTCCATCAAGGTAAGTACAGTGTAATCCTCTTGCTTACCAATATCCAGCCCTGCGAATACCTTACCACTTGGCTTAGGGTATGCAGGAAAGGTACACTCGTCTATATTCGCAAAGACCTCACCACCTCCGTCTATAAACTCTGCTAAGTATTCTTGCTTGAATATCTGCTCTGGTACTGTTCTCTTCGCATCGTCTATCTCATCTCTTGAAATGAAGGGAGTGTCGTAAGAGCTGCCCTTATAGCTTTTGTAGTTAGGGTAGTCATCACTCTGCCCATATTGAAATAACTCATAGAACCAGTTCTTACCTTTGGGTGTAGAGATGAAGAGAACCTTCTTACCTCTTACAAGTAGTGTCGGCTTGATAGCCTCACTCCAAGCATCGTCTTTAATAAAGGCTGCCTCATCTATGATAGCATAGTCTAAAGTCATCCCCCTTATGTTGTCATATCTTTCAGCACTCCTAAAGTAGATAACACTACCGTTCTTTAGTTCCAGCTCTGAGGAAGAGTAGTTATTAGACTTCACTACACCAGATGCGCCTATGGCAGACATCAGTTCCTTCTGCACCTTATTCGCTTGGGAGTAAACTGGAGATACCCATAGTATCTTACAAGGGCTGTTATTAAAGCACCAATACAATGCAAGGTTCATACCCATCATAGACTTACCGAACTGTCTACCGATAGATGCTATATGGTACTTCTCCTTACCCTCTACAATAGAAGATAGGAGTTCTGCTTGTACCTTATGTGGGCTGAAACCCGTTACTGTCATTCGTCTCTTTCATTGATGGGCGTACCGAACTCAAACCTAATGTTCTTGAATAGGTCTGCACCATCAGCACCAGTAACCTCTTGACGAGCTAACTTAGGAATCATATACTCGCTCAACTTGAGCATTAAGTCCATCGCTCTCTCTGGGTTCTCTGCTGCTACTTGTGTAAGCCACTCCGTCATATTAGTGAGGTTGTCCTCAACTAACTTCTGGTAGGCTTCTCTTATCTCTGCTGTAGACTTATTAGGCTTCCCCTTAGGTCTACCCTTTGGGTTGGTAACCTCTCCTTTCTTGAATGCCATTATAAATGATTATAGTTTATAATGTTAACCTACTCATCTCTTTTGCGTTTAGCCTCTTCTCTAAAGAGTTTCTTGATTGCTTGGGTGTTAGCACGTCTTGCTTGTCTGTTCTCTCGTGTAGGGGCTTCTGGTAGTTCTATAAAGTTCTTTAAGAAGGCTTGTTCATCTCTTGAGAGCTGTCCTCTTAGGTGTACTTGTACTAACAGTTCAAAGAGGTTGTTTAGGTTGTTTCTATTAATGAGTACATTAGCACTCTTTGCTTGTTCTTCCATAAGTTATTTAACGGTGGTGTTAGCCATTACATTTTAATTAGTCTTAGTCTTCTTTGGTACTTACGGATGAGTAGAGCGTTATTGGTAATCGTGTCTTGCAACTCCGTAGTCCAACCGAACCTACTTGCTTGGATAGAGAGATTGACATTGTCAATCATTAGCATAGATAAGAACTTCTCTACCTCTCTGATGTGTTTGTACTTCCTAATCATTTTCTATGCCGTTATCGGTTAGGTCTCTATTCATTAGTTGTATTAGCGTGTCTTTCATTTCTCTTTATTTTTATTTTATAAAGGCTACCCAATGTGTTTGTGCTCTTTTACCGCTAATATGTCCAAACAATGGTTTTTGGTCTGTGAGTTTTAGTATTTCCTTTATTGGTATTTCGTATTCATCCCATTTAAAAATTAAAGTTCCATTTGGTTTTAATACTCTAAAACATTCAGAAAACCCAACTTTTATCATTGTTTGCCAATCAATTCCTTTTAGTGTTCCATAAGTTTTTGCCATAACACTATTTTCACCAAATTTTATAAAAGGCGGGTCAAATACCACTATATGAAAACTATTATCATCAAAAACCATTTTTGTAAAGTCACCAACTACATCAGGTTTTACTACTAATGTTCTTTTTGGGTGGCTTTTATCGGGTTTTATATGATAAGTTTCATTCCTTTTATCGTGAAATAAAACTCTGTCATCATTTTTATCAAACCACATTCCCTTTGGGCCGCAGCATACATCTAATACTCTCGTGTCTTTCATTGTTTCTCTTTGGTGTTAAAGGTTTCTACCACTGGAGCATAACTTTGGACTACTTCCCCCTTCACCCAAACTGAACTATTAAACTCTTGGTGCATTACTTTGGGTTTCCAAAACTGCCACCAGCGAGGTGAGGATTCAACTACAAAGGTTGTTTCTAATCTGCTCCATCCGTTTAAGGAATCTGTTACTTTTAATTGTGTTTTCATATCTTGTTCTTAAGGTTGTAACTGATGTTCGGGATACGAAACATCATTTCTTTTTTATTATATGCTTAAAATCTCATTAATGATGCAAATAAGCACCTTGTTGTTTCTTTAATGATACATTACCCTCGTTCAAATCTCTTTAGTGTTAAGGGTTTCTAATTTTTCAAGGGTGTCCTTTAGAATCACATTCCAAGCGAACTTATCCTTGTCAGCGTTCCAAAGTTTCTCATACATCTCCAGTAGTATCTCTCTCATTTCTCTTTTGTGTTAAAGGTTAAGGATTGACAATAGCAAGAATTAGCATAGCAATGAATACTAAAATAAATAGTAACCCTGCCTTTGGGTTGGGTGGTCTGTCATTAAAATATCCTTCATACATAATCTATTTCTCTTTCTCTTTCTCAAGCAAATAGTTTGCTAACACACTCTCAAGTGGCTGACCCTCCTTATTTACTCCGTGTGGTGAATTTCCATTAAGGAATACATATTGATTATCATCATAGTTGTTTTGCGCTAACCAATCTTTTGCTTGTTGTAGTTGTAGTTCTCTCATTTCTCTTTTGTTTTAAAGGTTAACCCATTCCCATCCAAAACACAATCTCATCATAGTGCGATGAAACCAATTTGGCTTGTGGGTAAAATTAAATTGTGTATGGTAAGTATCGTTACCTAATCTGTAACCACCTACATAGGTTGGTACATTAATTGATTCTGCTTTAATTGAGTCTACTTTCATTTTTATTTTGTTTTAAAGGTTTCGTTATTCGGTATAAAATGAATGGTAAGATTTACAAGTTGGTTATCATCTTGTCTTGTCCAACTGATTGCCTCTACACTACATAGATTTACACCCATATAGTTAGGGATTGTTTCAATAGGTAGTGGGCAATCTGCTCCGTCAATGATTTCTTGGATTGTTTTAATTTCTGTTTTCATTTCTCTTTGGTGTTAAAGGTTTCTAATTTGCGCCCGTTATTATTGGTGTGCGCCTATTTTTTGTTGTGAACATTTAAGGCTCATCGTTGTGAGGATTTGTGATTCGCGAATCATCGTGGGTCTATATCCTCTTTAGTGATGATAATCTCAATGCCCTCGTACTTGAGCTGTTGTAATGCCCTACGGCAATCTCTGGCTTTCTCTATTGTGTCAAAGACTACATCAAATTTGCCTTTAACGAATACTCTAAACTTGTTCATAGTAATTTAAGGTGTTTTTGTTTTAGCATCTCTTTGTACTGTGGGTAGTCACCGTATTTTATGTGGTCGGCTCTACATAGAGCCATTAGATTCTCAATCGTGTCTTTCTCCTTGCTACCACCAGAACCTCTGTTCTCTATGTGGTGGATGTCTACGGCTCTTGCACCGCAAACCTCACAAGGGATAAAGTCATCTAACACATACCCGAAGTAATCCATATATATCTTGGTGTGCTTTTTCAAAGCTCTCCTTGAATGGTGTAGTTGTTAACCATCTCTTGTATCTCCTCCAGAGGTCTGTTCTCAAAGAAGTCGTGGTACTGGTTTAAGGCAAACATTACCTTCTCCTCTCCCTTGTTAAAGAACTCCTCACTAACAGAGTATACACCTACATCACAACTTAGCTTATCAATAACCAAGAACTTAAACTTAGTGTAGTCCACATTGAATAGACGGCAGTATAGATACACTTGTACATCGTAGGAGTATTTATGTCTTGCAGAATACACAAAGTTGCGTAGGTCGCTGGTAGTCTTCAAGTCAATGATAGTACCGTCTCTTTTTATAATGTCGGCTTTGCCTCTAAAGGGATAGCCCTCTACATAGTCTACCGCAGGAATCTCAAACTGTGAGTCTCTTAATAGTTCTACGGCTTGATGGTTCTTAAAGAGTGCTTCAGTCATACGCTCTGCAAGTTTACGCTCTTTAGTAGTGTAGATAAGGTGTGAGGGGTTCGCATCTTTCGCATCTTTCCACTTCTTAGTATTCTTACTGGCTACATCAACAAAGACCATCTCGTCTATCTTGTGTGGCTCTAATACCATTGTATGGATTAGCCTACCATCTCTTAACGCTTGGCTGTTTGTCTCCTCACCATACTGCATAAGGTTGTAGTAGGTTCTTGGAGAGTCCAAGATTTTCTTTAGGTTAGATGAGCTGAAGGCTACCTTACCTAAGTAACCATAGTAGAAGTCATCTTCAATAGCTTGTTGTACAAGCCAGTCTTGTGCGTGGGTTTCCCCGTTGAGCATTGTAATTTGTTTAGACATAGGTGTTATTTATTTATCGGGTTAATCCCATTGCTTGAATAAAGCGTTGACCCTTATCGTAGTCAATGCCCTTAATAAGTCGGTAGATAAAAGCTGAGGCTCTCTTAATACTCTCCATCTCTGCCTTGCTTGTCTCAATACCAGTATTGGCATACATCTGAGCATCTATGTGCAGAAGTTGGTCAATCGTCTCTTTGTCGCTTAACGCTTCGTCAAAAGCTATCTGTGCCTTGTAAATGGCTTCTGTGTGTTTCATCACGCTTGTTCTTGTATTTGTCGTGTAATTATATCTTCATCGCATACGCATCTCTCCTTCTCACAATCGTGGCAGCAGTCACAAGTCCAACTGTCATCACAATACTCAAAGCAGATGTCACATTGTGACGCTCGGTCTTCTTGGTACGAAGCCAACTCTCTATCTAAGTAGTACATTATATTCGCTCTATGAGTTCGTAGATAAACAAAAAGAATGCAATGCCTATTGAAGAGGCAATAAACAGAGTGCCTCCATAGAGGAGGTCTTGCTTAAGGGTGTAGGTTTTCTTTGACATAATAAGTGTTTTAGTTTCTGCTAATATAAACAAAATTCTTAACACCAAACATTACAACAAAATTTTATTTACAAAAAAAGGTTGCGTAACTAAAGACTCTAATGGTGGTATCCATCCCAAAGCATTGTCATCACCAGTAGCAGAGTTGCCTACTATCTTGTAAGTAACCTGCTCCAAGTGGTTTAACAATCCCTTACGCTCAAATACAAAGGCAGTGTTGCATTCATCTCTTTTTAAGATGTAGATGTAGTATATGGCTTTACTTGCCTTGATACCACTATCCTCATCTTTGTTCGTGTTCTTGAACTCTATGTACAGATTCGGTTGCTCTGGTGTTCCTCGTCTATCAGCCCACCAATAAGCCTTGCTATCGTGCTTTACCTCAAAGGTCAGCTCATTCTTTTGGTATGTACTCTTGACATCCCAATCGTAGAACTTAATTTTTGGCGCACGGATAATATCGGTGTGTCCTCGTTTCTTGATGTAATCACACCAAAGGTCTTCACCAATATCTCCTTTAACAAAACTCATTAAGGTCTGTATCTTTTAGTTTTCTATCCCCGTCATAAAACGAGAATGTCTTGTGTGTGTACTCTACACGATAGCCTCCGTAGTTACCGCTAACATCAAACTTGTACTCGTTTTTGTCGTGTACGGTTGTAATGCCCTCAGCCTCTTTGTATTCCTTTATCTTATGACCTTGAGTCCAAAGCCAACACAAAAGTAGCTTACTAATCTTCGTATTGCTCATAGACCTTCTTTAAGTCAGCAATATGCTGCGACCATTCTCTTGGGTTGCACGAGCAAGGGATATAATACTTATGTTGAAATACTCGTGAGTGTACTCTACTCAATGGCTCTTGAAACTCAGTCTTAACCTCTCTACCATCAAAGGAAGTAAAGAACTGCTTTAGCGTCTCATACTCACCCTTCTCTAAGCATAACGGTTGTGTTCTTCTTGGGAACAGTTTGTTTAACTTCTCCTTACGAGCATCACACCCACAATCAATACCCGTTATCTCAGCAAAGGTGTCTACGACTTTCTTTATACCCGTAGCCTTTGTGAATTTTTCAATGTCATCTCCCAGACCCTTAGATTTTGTCGTAGTCTTCATTGTAGTAGTCTTCTGCGTTCTCTTTGTTTGCTTCTGTGACATATTGCTTTGTCTTTTTTAATGTATCAAATATGCTGTATAAACTAATCTTCGTCTCCTTCTCAATGTCTCGCATACTCATATCCGTTGTATGGTATATCTCAAACATCTTCTTATCGTACCAATGTAAGTCGTTAGTGCTTTCCCATATCTTCTCTATGAGCTTCTCAAAGCCATAGGCTTCATCGTAATCGAATAACTCCTCCTCTTGGTCGTACTCTACCATATCACCAGAGTAGACTATAAGGTCTTTCTTATTCTGATGGTTGCGAACCATATTACGAAGGGTAACCCACACAAATAACTTATTCGCCTCACCATTGTACATTATGCGTTCTGGGTCTTCTACATACTTATTGAGGCGTATGTACATCTCCTGCACGATGTCCTCTGCATAACTACCCGCACCAAAGCTGTGCGCCATCTTAACCCATTCCTTATGTTTTGTAGCAAGTAGATGCAGTACCGTCATTCTTCCGTAGCCCAAGTCATTACAATGGCAAAAAGCCCGAAGCACAACTGCAACGAGTGGTACTTGGGCTTTTCGTAATCGTCATCCATCTCGGAGTTCCAATAGTTAACTCCTATAAGTAGCCCCGCAAGGGGGGCAATGTCAATCGCAAAGTTCATATTTATTTATTAAGTCTTTGATTTCTCGCTCTTTAATATACAACATTTCACGAGTTGTGGACAACTCCTCTCTGGTTTTTTGTAAACGCTCCGTTAGTAAGGCGTTCTGCTTTGTTAACCCCCAGTCCATACCCTCCTCTTGAGAGCCTCGTAGCTTGTCCATTATAGCGCAACATTGGTTGAAGAACCTCATATAGTTTGTGTCAAACTTTAGGTTCATCTCGTGTCCTTTGGTAGCGTGTATTACTACTGCGTGGTTCTTCTTAACTACTTTGGCTATCTCAAGCGTGGTGTACAAGTCTCTTGCAGCTACCATAAAAGCAAACCTCGCCATTACATTACGCTGCTCTCTGGTCTTTGTAATCTTATGGTAGGTAGTATAGTTATCGTACTCTTCTTGTAATTGTAATACTGTTGCTCTCATTTTAAGTGTTCGTTTAGATTGTCAAATCGTTCTTCGTAAGCATTTATCTTTCTTGTAAGATTGCGAATAGTTAACTTTAAGTCAGCGTTCTTAGCCTCTGCCGCCCAGACCATCTGCTGTACATCTTCTACCATACCTATGGAGGCATCAATAGCAGAGTAGATACTAACGAGGTCAATGAATATATCCATCTCATACTCATTGCTTGGGTCTTGAGGTTTTAGCGCATTCGCTATCTGCATTAAGTCTTGGTTCTTTTGGCGTAGCCATAGAAGAGCTATGCTCTTACTTCCTCCTCTTACCCAACGGTAATCTTCGTCTTTTAATTCATCCATCTAAAAAGGCATTTTGGATTGTTCTTTCTCTTTCTTTCCTATTAAGTTCTCTCCGTGTATTTCAAAACCTACATTGTCGGGTAGACTTCTAAAGCGTACTGGCTCATCTAATGGGGTAGGTCTACCTCCAGTCTCCACCTCTTTGACCTTGCGGATATGTACTTGGTTATACATCCACTCCGTAGGGTGTTGAATATAGCGATGAATTACTACAAAGTCATCAGCGCGGTTCACCCACTTACCGCCCGACTCAATATCGGCTGCACTTGGTGGTATAGGGTGACCTGCATACTCGTGTCCCGCAGGGTGTTTCATACGCAAGGCAGATGTTACTGCGTGAGCATTCAACCATATACTTACATCGTGTTGCTTTGCCCATTGTCTAAAGTGGGTACTAACTTCGTAATCATATTCGTGACCTCCAAGTGTTTTGAACATCTCTTTGTCCTTCACTAAAGAATTGTAGGGGTCAATCAAAAAACCATCAAAGCCCTCTTCGTGGTAGATGTCGGTAGCTTCCTCAATCAAGTCCTTGTAAGTGTACATCTTCTTATCTGTGTCAATGATAATGAAGTAGCGTTGTACTAAGTCCAGAGCCATCTGGAACTCGTCTTCATCTATCTTGTTAATTGGTTTACCCAAGAAGAACTCAGATATTTTTTTAGCTAACGATACTGGTGTGTTTTCAGAACTGAACACAAGCCACTTAACATCGTTCACTATGGTTTGGAGTAACATTAGGTACAGCATCACAGAGGTCTTTCCAACATTTGCGTGTCCTAATACAACATTAAAGTTGCCTCGTTTGAATCTTAGGTGTGCATCAAGATTCCATTGCCCGAACTTTAGTCCTTCCTTAACTCTGCCCATTCGGACATTATCAAGTTTACCAAAGACATCGGCATAAGATATTTTAGACATAGGGTGTTTTAGGTATTAAAAAAGGGGAGGTGTTACCCTCCCCCTAAAAATCTTAGAAAGGTAATCCGTCTGGAGCAACTCCAGCAGGTTGTGAGTTTTGATACTGCTCGGCAGTCTCACGCCCTTCAAAGTGTTGCTGATGCGTTACTTGTGCTTCAGCTTTCTTCATTACCCAGTCAGCAAAGAACTGAGCATTGGCAATAACTACTTGAGGTGTACCACCAATCTCTGCGGCGGCTTTTAAAGCCGTTTGACGAATGATACTCTCGTCCTTAGAGGTAGTTGCACCACTTGGAGTAGATGTTGCGTTAGAAGGAGTGTAAGTGCCTCCTTGAGCGAATTGAGGGTTAACGGGCTTTACAGTAAAGTAAGTCTTGCCGTTGTAGTCTCTTGGGATGTACTCGTAAGTAGCCTCTTGACCTGCCAAGAACTTATTCTGGTTCTGGTCTTTTGAGTTGTACTTACCATTGTCTCCGTTTTCAAAGGTTACATAGAACCCATAAAGTGTTCCGTACTGACCGTTGTACGGTTCTCCTGCGGACTTCACGTCCGTTACAATAGATGTTTTTGTCATCGTTATTTAATTTAGTTAATAGTTCAAAGTTAATAAAAATGTTTGTTACTTAAACAAAGGGTGTAGTTTTTTTGCAATTGCTTCTACTACATCCACAGTAACTGCGTTGCCACATTGCTTATAGCGTTGAGTGTTGCTCATCTTCTTTACTTCGCCATCATAAACTCCATACTCGGTATGGTTATCGGGGAATCCTTGTAGGCGTTCACACTCTATTGGTGTGAGTCTGCGGATGCGGTAGCCATCGAATAGCCTCAAGCTATTGTGATGTGGTTGCGTGAGCGTTGGTGATTCATCTCTTGCTTCTCGATTGTACAAGTCAAGTGCCTTTGGCTCTCCTTCATTTAGCGTGTTTCGCTCAATGGTTTCATTTAGTGACTTGCTACTATAATTAGGCTGAACAACTAGATTCATAGTCGTATCAGTGGTCAAGCAATTTGATTCGCTATTTTTGTTTAATTCCAAACGCTGCTTGTATTCAATGCCCTTACTATTGTCATTTGGATTGTTTGGGTTGCGACCACGAATAGCACCAATCATCGGCTCAACTACGGCTTTTTCGTAGCCATCGGATGCTGCGCCTTTTACTTTGATAAGTTGCATTCCTGCGTGTCCCTCTTGACCTCTTGCAGTAAGGCACTTTGTAACGGCTTCTCCTGCGCATTCCAATTTGCTATTTGATTGACTTGTTTCTCCGATAGGAAAAACTCCTCGCCAATTTCGTTTGGTTGTTGTAGAATATCCGACAAGGTATATCCGCTCTCTATTTTGGGGTAGAAACCACGATGTATTAAGCAGTTGCCATTCAAGTCGATAGCCCCCAATGTTGGCAAACTCTTGGAGGATTGCCGCAAAATCTTCGCCAGAGTTGGAGCTGAAAGTTCCTTTAACATTTTCCCAGATAAAAACTCTTGGTCTGCATTCCCCAATAAGTCGAATCGCTTCAAGGATAAGGCTGCTTCGCTCTCCTCCCATCCCCTTACGCTTTCCAGCAAGACTAAAATCTTGGCAAGGACTTCCAAAGGTGATAAGGTTAATTTTTGGGAGGTCTGCTCCCCGAACATCTGTAACTGAGCCGACATAAGTGCTTTCTTTAAATTGTTGTTTATATACTGCTACTGCGTGTTTGTCTACTTCCGAGAAGTAGCTCTTGACTTTGTACCCAGCTCTTTCAAAGCCCAAGTGGAATCCTCCTATACCAGAGAACAAGTCTAATTGGTTAATTTCTTTCATAGGCGTTTTTTAGTCTAACTTCAACCTCACAATAATTTTTTTCAACCTCTGGGTCAAAAGTGATAGTGAGTCGGTTGTAGTGTTTAGGATTGTCGTCAGCAATCCATTCGTTAGATACGAGAGTGTCAGCAGTAAATTTTGAGACAAGTACAAGGTTATCCACATCGGCACGAGTGTTGTACCTAATATGGATAGACATACTCTGTGCAATATGGTGGTCATAACGAGCCAGTTCTGCTTCAATGATTTTTTTATATTCATCTTTTATTCGTTTTCTAAATGTCCAATGCTTACCAGCGTACAGTGCGTTAAGACTTATCGTCTTCGGTAGCTTGAGGTGTAGGGTTAAATCTTTCTTCATATTCCAGTTCCTTCTCTAAGTGGTGTATAGCTTTTCTTAAGTCTTGGGATTTAGGGTTGTCCTTCTTCTTACCTGCTCTGAGTAGATAAGCTATGGCTACACCAATGTTGTAAGAGTCTCTTGCAAAGTCCATACAAACATCAAAAGCCTCAATCCCCTTGTAGTCACCTAAATAGTAACTTGGTGTTAACCTCTGTTTGGTTGTACTTTGAGAGTTGGGCAGAGTTGTTTGAGACGTGCAATCTTCTGTCATCGGGAAATCCGAAGTGTAAGTAGAAGTGGTCTTGTATTGTTGTTTCATTGATTTCATAGTTCTCTGGGTATTCAGTCTGCTTTATCTTGACTATTGTTTTCATTCTCTTTGAACGCTTTAAATAAATCCATTGCCATTTGCCCCGATATGCCCTTAGTGGCATAGTCTCTAACAATAAACTCCTTGAGGAGTCTTACTTCGTTTACAAGTGCGTCTACACGAGCCTCACAAAGGTCTATGTACTGGTCTTTAGTTGACATAAATAAGTGTTTTAATTTGATACGAATGTACACAAAATAATTTACAACCTACATAAAGAGCAAAAAAATTAGAACCCTCTAAAACCTTCGTATCCCATTAAGTGAAGCGATGTCTCAACATAGTGAGCTTCTATTGCAGTATCGTAGATACCTACAATTTCATAACCCTCAGTAATTCTCTTGTTTACTTGACCGTGTTGATATATACGAGAGTCTATATTGTTGGTCATACCAACATAATGATGTTCTGGTAAGTAATAGACATAATACAGTATTTGTCCATTAACCAACTTTTTATTGTTGTAGTAAGATTTGTGACAAGATTTACAATGACCTTGTCTACCATCTTTGGTATTAGGATTGTTATGGAAGTCTATAATAGATTTCTCATCATTGCATTTATTACACAACTTTAGCATAGAGATATAAATAGAGATATAAAAAAAAGAGAGGCTATAAGCCTCTCTATATATATCTATATCTCTTTATTAGATTAGAGACTTACAAGTCTCCGTCTCTATATATTTATATAAGCGAAGTTAAAAGAAAAAAAAGATACAGTCAACTATTGTTAACAACACTTAATAACTACTTCA